AATATACCTTGAATTGCTTGTCGTAGTTTTTCATCGTTTCTCAAAAGTTGTGGAGATGTATGAAACATCTCTTCTAATTTAAAAAGTATTTTATTGTTCATTTTCTATATCATGCACGTAAAGCTGAAGTAAAGCATAATGAAGAACTTTCATTATATCTTTACGAGCATCATCTTGTGTACCCTTTTTACCATATCTTTGTGCGTATTTTAATACATTACCAATACAAAATCCTGTTCCGTGTCCTCCATCCATAATAAACTCAGTGGCTTGAAATTTATCACGAGAATAGTGTTGACTATAGGTTGCATCAATATATGCTTTAAATTCTTTGATTAAAGCATCTTCATTATATTTATAGTTTGGTGTTTCAGTTATTTTAATTTCAAGATCACCTGGATCATCTACAAAGCTATCGACCCAATCCTTAATTTTAGTGCGATTTGTAGTACCAAACTCACGTTCGTAAACTGTTTTACCTCCATCAGGAGATTCAAATATTTTTTTACGTTGTGGAAATTTGGCGGGTATTTCTTCTTCTCGCATTCGGCGTTTCATATATTCTTCATGGTTTTCGTGCATTATGTATTACCTATTTTGAATGAGGAGGCATCCTAGTTTCTACAAACCAGACGTGTTGTCTTAAACCAGGGTGGTATCTACGAATACGTAGCTTTTTACCGTCTCTAAGTTGGCTTAAAGTTTTTGCGTGAATAAAGTGATAGGATGCGCTATTACGACTCTCGCCTTCTGGCACCATATGCACTTTATTTAGTTTATTTTTCTTTTTTGAGGCCATTAGTTAACCTTTTGTTTAATTGCGTTTACTAATCTATAAAGATTTTCTTTCTTATTAAGATTAACACCGTCAACCTCAATATTAAGAATTTCTTCAAGTTCTCTTAACATAACTTTAACTGTTTGAGACTTATCATCTTCCTCAATTTCTGGTTTTTCGTAAATTTTAAGTTGAACTAACTTACTTATAACACTTCTATAACCTTTTGAGAAGTGATTTGCTAATTCATGAACGTCTTTTTGTCCATCTTCAGTATATAATTTAATCAGTTCTGTTTCTTGTTCGTCGTTCCAAGCTTTTACACTCATTTTTGCTCCAATTCTAGCTCAAGTTGTGTATTCCATATGTATCTCTGAGCTACCGCATCACTTGCGTCTTCTAATAAGGGGATAAGAGAACTTACTTCGTCTGCAGGGATTGAGAATCCTGATTTGGTCGGATACCACTGTCCTGTATCTCCATCCATTGAGTATTCTCTAATGTGCAGATAAAGCTTATCTCTAAATTCGTTAATTGTAACTTTTACTGCGTTTCCGTTAGGTTTGTGAAAAGCAGTGCCAAAGTCAATATTCATAAAATTACCGTTTGTTCTGTGTTAATAAAGTCTTTTAACCAAGGGGAAACTGGGTATGCTTTAAAAATCTGTACTAATGAGTATCTAGTTTTTATTTCTGACTGATTTATCATTCCGTGCCCTACTAAATCAGGATCAAAAAGTACTGTTTCACCTTTTTTAAGGCTAAATTGTTCTATATTACCCCCATGATTAAATTGATAAATAAAGTCCTCGCTCTCCGTTAATGCTGTAACAGCTCTAAGTCTAAAATCATCATTAGTTTTTGCATTTATGTTATTGTCATCTGTATGAATATGTATAGTCTGCCCTGGTTCCTGCTTATGAACCCTAATTCTAGTAGTTTCAAACTCAAAAAAATCTATCAAAGGTTTACATAATTTGTAGTATTTTGTAAATATAAAGTCTTGAGGGTGCTCTACAGGCTTATTTCTATAAAAGCTGTGAATACCTCCGTCGTTACTTTTAATAGACACTGCATCTACATTACCTGCTAAATCTTGGTCATCATGACCTTTAAAATTTAACTGTTTTAACCATGAAGTATCACACTCAATTTTAGTCTTGGCTATTATAAGCACTTAAATAATCCTTCAATCTGTCGCCCTCTACTGGTCGATCTAAGTAATCTTTACCTAAGATCCAGATATTGGGATTTTTATCATTAATTTGTCTTAACCAATTTTCATAGCAGGTTTTAACACCGCTTAGTCCTCTAAGATACTGAGCACCTACTGTATGAAAAGCATTACTCCACCAAATGACAGAATCTTCATCAGGAGTAATTAATGAAGTAACTTTTTCTGGGTTTGTACATATATCACAGTGAATATACTTATGATTTAGCGTTCTATACCTATCCCAATGTTCTTTAATAGCCTGTTCAGAACCCCACAGAGCGATTTCTCGTTCCCAAAGTTGTGTTCTAGAAGCATTCTGGGTTTCAATCCCTCCAGTCTCATCTATCCTGTATTTTTTCTGTGCATAGTCTAAAAATTTGGGATAGTCTTCTCCATTCCACTCTTTAAGTAATAAATTTTTAAAAGCTAGAGATGGTTTACTATAATCAAAGTATACAACTTCACAATCGTCAGTAAAACCGTAATGATTAAGAATCATGTTAGGCTTAAAACTTGCTGCAACTGCGTACAATTTTTTAATGGGTTTTTCTATGTTTACGTATTTTAAATCTTTATAATTCTCTGTATTCCAAAAGAAAACACATTTCTGTGCATAATCAACAATATTCGTAATCCATCTTAATTGATTTTCAAGCTCTGCAGCACTTGTTTGTGGGTAAATAAATTCTTTATATTCTCGAATCTTAGGATGAAAGTTATAAACTGTTAAATCATTTGCTAAACTAGTATTTATAAAGTTCCACCCATCAACTAGAGGAGTGCATACTGTAAGTTCTTCTGTTGGTTTAAGAGATAAAGGTGTGTAGTCATGGTGAATATCTTTAGCATGTCTTTCTGCTTTTGTAAGAAACTCTTCTTTTGTGCTTTTTTCTCCGAATACGGGCTTATCAAATTTTTTGTAATAGTTAAGATTAACTAACATACACTGTTTATGTAATCCGTAATAACCTTGTTGTCCAGTAGGATTATTAACATTTTTTTTATTTTTATCCATAATATGACCAGTAATAAAAAAATCTTGTTTCTTCATCCATTGCTCAAGAAAATAGAAAAAATGTACATCTTTGATAATATGTCCTACACTCTGAATTATACAGAAATCAACATCATAATTAAGTGCTTCATCTAAAACATCATTAATTGTTTTTTTGACTATGATTGGTCCGAAATATTTAAATCTAGTAAAAAACTCAGTGATTTCTTTATTTTTTTGTGTTTGTAAGGTACTTTTTGTATCGTCATAAATGCCGACAACATAATTTTTATTTTTACCCATGATTCTTTTCATAACTTCTGATAACTAACTCTTCAAATTTTTTTGACTTTATGCCGTGTATAATTATATGGAAACGATCTTCATTACTTTTATTTATATATGCGTGGGTGTTACCAACATCTAGTAAAAAAGCTTTTCCAGGTTTAAAAGGCACATATCCTGCATGACCTTTCATTTTCATATTACACCCTTCAGGGTGGTTAAGTGCCATGTTAATAGGAGAAAGTTTACTGTCAAATGTATCAACATGTGGTGTTATAAAGCCGCCAGGTTCTAGTAACATGAACCTAACTCTAAAATAACTTTTATACGGAAAAGTATTTTTAAAAAAATTAGTAGTAACAGGGCATAGCTTCGCTATTTCTGTCCATCTATAAGGGCATTCCTGGTTAGAACTATAGCCGTATTCTTCATAGTGATTCGTTTTTTCAGGGTCTATTCCATGAATACATATACTTTTCCAACCTTTGTGTCTATATGCTCCCTGACCTTCTTTATCTCTATGCCTCACTAGTAGAGGTTTGATAGCTTTTGCCTCTTCATACATCTCTGCATAAGGATACGTAATATCTAATTCTAACCAAGGAATATTACTTTCGTTAACAATCCAATTAAACGTTTTCATAGATATCTAATAAATCCTCATCAAAAGCAAAACTGGTTCCACAACCGCACGACGCTCTTGCTCCGGGATTTTCTACCTTTAACATTTTATTCATTCCAGAATCTTCTAGATCAATAGTAGACCCATACAAAAATTTTAAACTTTCTGGATCAATAACAGACTTTGGAGATTCACAAAAGATTACATCATCTTGATCTATAGTTTCTGTAGGCTCAAATAAGTAATTAAAACCAGAGCACCCACCTCCCGCCACTCCAAATCTAAACATCTGTTTTTCATCTAGGCTTTGACTAATAAATATTTGAGCTTTAGGTGTAATTTTAGGTAGTACTCCGTTAAACTCTGATTCTATAATAGGTGCATTACCGTGAAAATCTGATAATACCTTATCTTCAAGAGTAGGTTGATGCCTTTCTAACACATTTTGTGCTAATCTAGCTACCTCTTCGTGATTTAAAGAAGATTCAAGTTCTTCAAACCATTTATCTAAATCGTGCTGGTCGATCTGTGTTTCCGACATTTAAT